ATTCACCGTCACGCACACGCAACGTGTCGATGGCTACGCCGTGGTGCAGACCCTAGAAACAACAGAAATCGGCATCGGCCAAACAATCGTCGTCGCCGGAACCACAGGGTTCAACGGCACCTTCACCGTGCTCGACGTGCCGACCAGGTATTTCACCGGCTTAGACGACGAAGGCGACTTCACGTTTGATGACGAAATCATCATTCTCAACCAGCTGCTTGTCGCCAACGCCGGCAGCGACGTCGCCCGCGACGCAATGGCCGGCACGATCACCTGGACAGAAACCTGCACCTGGATCATTGCCGCAGACGTTCTGTCGTGGCTAGGTATCTCCGTGGCTACCGCTAACGACACAGCCTTCGTTACGGTCTGCACGGAGGCCGCTAACGCATGGGCCTACAAGGCACGCAAAATGGCGGGTTACCAAGGTGAGTCGCTATCGAGCGTGCCAAGTAGTGCCGTCAAGCTCGGCACCATCATGTACGCGGCGGCCCTGTACCGCGAACGCGGCTCGATCGACAGTTTCGCGTCGTTCCAGGACATGGGTTCCCCAACACCAATCGGGTCAATGGGCCAAATCATGCGTCTCCTCGGCATCCGACGCTCCCAGGTGGCCTGATGCCCGCGACAGGCATTTTCGCCGAATCCCGCACCGCGATCGTCAACGCGCTGACTGCGCTTGGCATCGCCAGCGTTACCGATCCAAGGAACGCTCGACCGATGACCGTGATGGTTAACCCGCCCACGTTTGACAGCTTCACCTACAACGTCGGCGACATACGGTTTGAACTGTTGATCTTGGCCGCGCCACCTGGCAACCAAGACGCCGAAGATTATCTGATTACGACCGCCGACACCATCATGGCGTCAACGACTCTCGCCGTCACTGACGGCAGACCAATCGCCGTCACAGTCGGCGACCAACAAATACCCGCCTATTCCTTAACGGTCGCAATCGCGGCAAGGAGAAACTAGAAATGCCAACAACGTTTTTGTCAAACGCCACCATCAACATCACCCAGGGCGCAACCACCTACGATTTGAGCGCAGAAGCGAACCAGGTCACGCTCACGATCGGCAATGACGCTCTGGAAACGACCAGCTTCGGCGACACCGGGCGCACCTTCACGGCGGGCTTGGCACAGGTCGAGTGCACCATCACCCTTTTCCTGGCTTACGGCGGCACAGGCGCAACCAGCGAAACGGAAGGCGCACTGTGGGCGATGGTCGGCAAAAGCAGCACTTTGGTGATCTCGCCGAGCGGCACCACGGAAGGCGCATCCAACCCGGAATACACCATCACCGGCGCATACCTTGAGTCGTTCACGCCGATCAACTCGACCGTCGGCGAACTCGCCACCGTTGACGTAACGTTCACTGGTGGAACGTTCGCCCGCGACATCACACCCCCTTAATTAACCCTCCAACCGTGCAAGGAGCAAAACAATGAAACTGACTTTGAAAATCGTCACTACCGATAACGCCTACGAAGTCAAAACGACTTTCGCAAACGTCATCGAGTGGGAACGCAAAATGAAACGGCAGGCTTCCGACCTAGCCCGAGGAATCGGCTACGACGACCTAGCGTTTCTCGCCTGGTCAGCATCCAAAACATCAGGGATCACAGTTCCCCTCATCTACGACGATTTCGTTAAAAAAATCGTTGACCTCGACGTGGTTAACGAAGAGCCACAAAACCCTACCCCGCCGGAAGCTGGAGTTTCGGCCTAGCCCAACTGCTAGCCGAAACAGGCTTCTGGCCAAAAGAAATCACGTTTGAAACCCGCGACCTCGCAACAGTCATCAAAATTTTGAACGATCAACGGAAGGAGGCGAAAAATGCCCGCGCAGTTCGCAGGTGAAATCCGAGGCACAAAAGAAGCCATCAAATCCCTCCGACAAATCGACCCACAGCTGCGCAAACAATTCACCAAAGACGCAAAACTTGTCGCCGCTCCGATCATCACTGACGCCAAAAACTCTTACAGCGAAACACTGCTGTCCGGCATGGCCCGCAACTGGGCCCAAAACGGGACACCAAAATTCCCTTACAACTCGACGGCAGCTCAACGCGGCCTCCGATTCAAAGTGGACACCAGTCGGAAAGCACGCACCGCTGTCAAGATTCAACAGAAAGACCCGGCGGCCGCCATCATCGAAGTGGCAGGCAAGAAACGTCCCAACCGCCTCGGCACCTCGTTGAACCGTTTTGGCCAGCCGTCCCGCTTTTTGTGGCCAGCGGCCGAACGCAACCAGGATCGAGTCCAACGCGAAATGCAAGCGTTAATTCGTGACGTAATGGACCGAGTCGAAAGGGACTTGAAGTAATGGCAATAACAGTCCCTATCGTCACAGACTTCCAACCTAAAGGCGTCAAAGAGGCCGAAAAAGCGCTTGAAAGCCTCCGCGACCGTGCCGGCCGCTCATTCAAAGCCATAGCCAAAGGATCGGCACTCGCCGTTGGCGCACTCGCCGCAGGGCTAGGAGCTAGCGTCAAGGCCGCCGCCGAGGACGCACAAGAACAAGCCAAACTTCGCAAAGCACTGAAAAACACAACTGGCGCGACCGACGCGAACGTTGATTCAATCGAGGATCAAATATCGGCAATGACGCTTGCAAGCGGCGTCGCGGATACCAAATTGCGCAGTGCCATGGAAATCCTGGCCCGCGCTACGGGCAACTCTGACACCGCCATGTCGCAGCTCACGCTGGCAATGGACATAGCCGCAGGTACCGGCAAAGACCTAGATCAAGTATCTTTAGCGCTCGGCAAAGCGTTCAACGGCCAGTTCACAGCTCTCACCAAACTTGGCGTTCCGCTCGATGAGTCAATCACCAAATCTAAAGATTTTACGGCGGCCGCAGCTGCACTAAACGACGCTTTCGGAGGCACCCAGGCGGCCCTAGCCGACACCGCCGTGGGCCGCGTTGACCGGCTTAAAGTTGCGTTTGGCGAAGCATCAGAAACACTGGGCACGGCCCTTTTGCCACTACTTGAAAAACTTGTCGGCTTTGCGACTAAAACACTTATTCCCGCATTTGAAAAAGTATCGGCAGTGTTTGACAAAGAAGGACTTGGCGGCGTCCTCCGTTTAATTGGTGAAAACATTAAAGAAGCCTGGCCGAAAATCATGGAAGCAATCGGCGACGTTTTGCAAAAAATTGGCGCATGGATCATTGGCACGGGGCTGCCAATGTTGCGCGACAAGCTTGTTCAACTTAAAGACGCATTTACCGCCTGGATCAAAGAATCAGGCCCCGAAGCGCTCAAAAATCTTGGCACATTTCTTGGCGACATGATCGAATGGATCTTGACCAAAGCTTACCCAAAACTCATTGAAGCCACCTACAAACTGCAAGTCGCGTTGCTCAAATGGCTGATCGACATTGGACCCGACTTGCTAAAAGGCTTGGTGCTGTTTGCGGGCCAGTTCACCAAAGGCATCATTGACACAATGGTTGAGGCGTTCAAAGGCTTGGCCAATAGGGGTCTTGAGATCGGCAAAGCGTTCGCCAACGCAATCATCGGTTTCATCAACACCAACGCAATTGACAGACTAAATAATCTTTTGGAATTCAGGGTCGGTCCAATCAAGATCAACCCGCCCGATATTCCCCATATTCCAGCATTAGCCGATGGCGGCATTGTCACAAGCCCAACCTTGGCGCTCATCGGCGAAGCCGGCCCCGAAGCCGTCGTTCCCCTCGACCGCATGGGCACCGGCGGCGGCAATAACATCACAATTAACGTCAACGGAGGCGACCCCAACGCCGTCGTCCAAGCATTGCGCACCTATATGCGCATGAACGGCTCCGTCCCGATCAGGGTAGGCAACGCGTACTAATGGGCGCGCCAGGCAACTACACCGTCCAATACAATGCGTCGTTCCCTGGCGGCAGTTTCACCACGCTGTCAAACGTGCAGGAAATCGCGTTTCGTGGCGGCCGCGCCAACCAGCTCGACGCATACAACGCATCCAGCATCGTCATCACAGCCCGGTATCCGTCTGGTTACGCGTCACCGATCACCGCCCTCGTCCCCGGCACCTACGTCCAGGTGTTGACCCCAAACATTGCCGCGTACCCATATGGCATTGGCGGCAAAATCCGCAACGTAAACGTCACCTACGGCATCCCCTACGCCAGCAGCACCGGCCCCGCCGACTTCATCGAGATTTTCGTTGAAGGTGGTTTTGCCGAAATTGGCCGCATGAGCGGCAACGGCTACTCAATGGCGTCCGCCACGCTCGGGACGCAAATCACGACAATGAATACCCAAACTGGGATCACTGCGTCCGGCGGCACCACAACCCTGATGGCGGGCACAACAATCAACGGCACCTGGGGCGACTGGCTGAACAATTCTCTGGTCAGTATCAACGGCCGCATGCATGACTTTGGCGGCGTCGGCGCAATCAACGTGCTCGGGCCTTACGTCAACCGCACATGCACCGTCAACTTTTCCGACGTAGCCAACGACGCAACCAACCAGGCCTACGACACGCTTCGTTTCGACGCCCTGGCAGACAACTACTACACCCAGGTGCAGGTCGACCCCGAGTCGTACGCCGTGCAGACCGTCACCAAAGCCGGCGCGACCGCCCCGTTCCGTACTTTGACCGTGAACACGTTCAACAGCTCAACAGGCCAGGCCACCGACCTCGCCAACTTTCTGCTCAGCCAATACCAAACGCAAAATTTCGCTATCAGCCAAATCAGCTGCTCGGCAGAAACACAAAACAGTTTCCAACTCGACAAACTCGGTTTGTCCGGCATGGCGGAAATGATCGGCGCAAAAGTCAACGTGACGTTTCGCGGCACAACCGTCACCTGTTTGATTGAGGGCATATCTTTGACCGCAACACCCGAAGGTGCCCGCTACACGTATGACGTTTCGGGTGCCGACCTAAACAATTATCTCGTCCTCGATGATTCCGTTTTTGGCAAACTCGACAACAACAAATTGGGGTATTAGTGGCAATTAACAGCACATTTAGCACGGGTCAAGTTTTAACCGCTGCACAAGTCAACAATTTACCGTTCGGGATCGTGGTAGAAGCCGGAGGGACCGCTACTACGGCGTACACAGCTGGAAATGCGTTAACCGTTTTAACAGCTACGGGGACGATTACGGCGGGCAGATTGTATATGGTGCATGGAGCATTAGCTGTTCAAGCATCAGGTTCTGCAACCGCGAACGCTTTATATGTCGTTGTGACATCGTCAATAACGCGAACACTCTGGTATGACACAACAGCTATTGGCACCAACCTGTGTCAATCTGCGTCGGGTTTCGCATACATGACAGCAACAGATTTAGGCGTGACAAGCGGAACCGCAAGCCGAACATTTAATTTGACGTGGAAATCAGGCGCTGCCGGTTCATTAAATACTGACCCTGACAATTACGTTGGAGCAGCTACATTTCAACAAAGGCTGGCCATTTTCGACGTAGGTAAAACGTGATCTATTTTCTTTTGGGCATTGGTTTAACGTCGTTTGTGACAATGGTGGTCACCGTCGTAGCAATAGGAGGAATTAAACATTGAAAACCCGCGTCGCCATCTTGGCGGCGCTAATCACCGTGCTGGCTAGCAGCTGCAATAACAAAACGTGGATCGAATGCCAACCGGCAACAACGATCCGAACAAAAAACCGTGCACTCACCAGCCCAGTAATGACACCCGACCAAGGCCAACAGGAGGCCGCGACGTGTTAAACAATCTCAAACCCAACCGGCCGCCATACACGCCCGAACAGCTCAACGCCCGCCTGCGCTTTTGGGTCGGCATCACCCTCGCCGGCACCCTGGTGCTCACAATGGTCGCCGTGTTCATCAACCTGCTGTTCATCCCGCAGGGCCCGACGATGCCCGAGACTGACAAAGAGCTGCTTAACCTGATCTCGCCGATTGTCCTGTTTCTGTCCGGCACCCTGTCCGGCGTCATGATCTCGACCAGCGGCAAAAAAGACACTCT